ACTGGCTGCGTTTCGCCGCTTCCTATGGAAAGCGCGCGGTGCTCATCGGCGACCCCGACCAAGTGCATGACGCCGATATCGCTCGAGTCCCTCTTGACGACCCTATCTTCGCCAGACGCCGAGCGCACATGTACGTCGCAAACTCAACCCCTGTCGATGCAATCGCTCTAACCAACATGGTGCTACAAAGGTCCAATCTCCCTGGCACGCTTTATCAATCACGCGCTCCTGTGATGCGAAGCCTGTACTTCGTGAACCATGAAGACGCCGTCCCCGATGTCAATGTTTTGTCCAAGTACCGGAAAGACGCTTCGCATTGGCACCCGGAGATCCCTGACGGTCAGTTGCTTGCGATCGGTCAGACGCAGGGCCTGCGCATCGAACGACATGCGTTGCTGGCCATTCCCGGTTTGGACCCAGCCAACTGGCTCCGCGCCAATCGCGGGCAGCTGGTGGTTGCAATCACGAGACACACGGAGTACTTTGTATTCATCGGTGACGTGGCTCAGGTTTATCGGACTTTCCCCGGCATCGAGCTGGTGCACCCAGACGTCGTGAACGGTCGTATGACCCGACTGCTCGGGGAACGCCAGATTTTCCCGGACGACATCGACGTTTTGCCTCGATTCCGGCAACTCCATGCACCTTTGGAGGAGTTCGCTGGTTTACCGCTAGTGCACTCGCGCACCTCCGGTGAAACCCTCGTCAGCTGCAACGCACCGATCAAAACTACGATCGTGGAGCGTGCTTCCGTCGTAGTGCCTCCCACCGACAACGAGATACAGGGCTTCATTTACGGCCGTACAAACTTCGATTCTGCCAAAGACCACGAACACGCAATTGACTTCATAGGCATGGCCACCTCACGATTGCATTCCGTCGGCGAGCTCAGTTACCCGTCTACGCGCACAGACATGAGAAATTCATTCGACGACGCGCACAAACTGGCTGATGTGCAGGTCTCTCAGAGTCGTTTTGAAGATCTGAGAAACGTCTTGGAAAGACAGTTCACGACTTCCAAGAACTTCACGACCCCCGGGAACGTGTTCGCCGATGCGAAACTTTTGTTCGATCGCTTCGTCCGATCGTTCGTCGATCCTTCCAATGCCGTTTACGACAACACCGAGGATTTCAGTTTGCGTTGGATTTCGACCCGCACCCCTTCGTTCCTTCAGCGCCTGGCCGACGAACCGTTTGGTACCACCAAGCGGTCAGTCACCTTTCATAGTTTTCTGAAGCAGCAGACTAAGTTCAAGAGCACGCCAGGTTTCGCAGCCGCAATCAACTACGGCCAACAAATTATCGCCAACGAGGCCTCTTACAGTTCCGTCTACGGTCCGCCTGCTCTTGCCGTATACACCCGTACGCGTCAGTTGTTGCGCGATGGTTGGATCGCCGACATCGGTTTGTCCGACGACGAATTGTCCGATGTTTGTGCCAAAAAGGGGTTGTTGGCCGCCTTCACTGAATGCAACGTCC